AATGCTGGCACCCGTTCGTTTGCTTCTCAAACGACGGCTGACTCAACTGGAATCTAAAGGAGATTAAGTAATGGCTATTTCTCGCGCACAGTTGGCGAAGGAACTTGAGCCGGGGCTTAACGCTCTTTTTGGACTTGAGTTCGACCGCTACGAACAGGAACACGCTGAAATCTTCGACGAAGAATCTTCAGATCGTGCCTTTGAAGAAGAAGTAATGCTATCTGGCTTCGGTACTGCACCGGTTAAGTCAGAAGGTGGTTCTATTTCGTTTGATGACGCGCAGGAAACATTTACTGCACGTTATACTCACGAAACTATCGCGCTTGCGTTCTCAATTACTGAGGAAGCAATCGAAGATAATCTGTATGACCGCCTTGCTTCTCGTTATACCCGTGCTTTGGCACGGTCCATGTCACAAACCAAGCAAATAAAGGCCGCTTCAATTCTGAACAACGCCTTTAACACTGGTGCGCCTGTTGGTGATGGAGCGGCACTTTGTTCCGCCGCACACCCGTCTCTTTCGGGTAACCAACGAAATCTTTTAACCACTGCGGCAGATCTCAACGAGACTTCTCTTGAGCAGATGCTGATCGATATCGCTGGTCTTACCGACGAGCGTGGTTTAAAGATTGCTGTACGTGGCATGAAGCTGATTATCCCGAAGGAACTGCAATTCATCGCAGAGCGAGTTATTAACTCCAACCTCCGTCCGGGTACGGCTGACAACGACCTTAACGCCACCAAGTCTATGGGTATGATCCCTGATGGCGCGGTAGTTAACCATTTCTTGACCGATACGGATGCGTTTTTCATTAAGACTGATGCACCTAACGGCTTCAAGATGTTTAACCGAAGCCCCATCAAGACTGCAATGGAAGGCGACTTCGATACTGGCAACATGCGTTTCAAAGCGCGTGAGCGATACAGTTTCGGTGTTTCCGATTGGCGTTGTGTCTTCGGCACCCCCGGTGCCTAATAGATCTTCGGATCTTACAAGGGCGGCATTTGCCGCCCTTTCTTTTTGCGTATACAATAAGCATGTCCTGACATCCGCATGGTGCGGATGACACTAGCCACGACAGGAGATCTTCATGGCGACTACTACTTTTTCTGGCCCTATTAAAGCTGGAACCATCAAAAACACCACGGGCACCACGTTGGGTTCTAACGTAAAGAACACCGGCCAAGTTGTCATGGCGCAAACCTTTTCAACAGGAACGGACTTGGCGGGCGGTGCATCTGCGGCTAACAACACTACTGTTGTCATCCCGGCTAACTCCCAGATTATTGACTGCGTGATTGACTGCCCTACAGCTATGGGCAACGCCACTGCGGTATTAAGCGTGGGCGACACAGTTGGCGGTAATGCCACGTTCATTAACTCCTTCTCAATTACCGTTGCTTCTGGCGCAGGTCGTAAATACCCGACTACAGAGGCTGGCGGCGCATTGGCGTGGGCCGACACAGGTACTGCTGACAAGAAGCTTACTTGGACAACTACTGGCGCTACAGATGCGGGTGAGATTCGGGTAACAATTCTGTATCAACAAAACATTAACCTCGCGTAAGGGGAGTTAATGTATGGCTAATTCAGACGTAAAATCAAAACGTCTGACCGGGACAGGCTCTGCTTCGGTAGGGCCTGCTCGTATTCGCCAGATTCAGGTTCTTTCTGCTTCGGGCACTCCCCGCCTTACGGTTACCGATGGTAACGGGGGCAGTACAGTGTTGGATTTAGATTTTTCCGCCAGCGAAACGCACTCGGTCAACATCCCCGACGAAGGGATAAGAGTATCTGACATTTATGTCTCGGTACTTACTAATATTACTGCCATCACGGTGTTTTTTAGCTAAGGTAAAAAGATATGGCTTCCGAGGTAAAAGCAACGTATTTGACTTCTTCTGGCACTGTTTTTGCCGGAAGAGCTAGAATTAAAGCAATTCACTACATGTGTGGAAGCTCTCCAACCCTTGTTCTTAAAAACAAGGACGCTAGTGGAGATACTTTTTTAACCATGGCTTTTGCAAACAATACCGACGACAACGTTTATTTACCCGATGAAGGTATGATTTTTCCAGACGGGTGTTATGTGGTATTGACTAATATTACAAATGTCACGGTTTTTTATAACTAATGGCTACCACCAAAAATGTAAAACGATTACCTTCCGGTCGGTTGGAATATCGTGGTGAAACGTTTTCGGGGTATAACAAACCCAAGAAAACGCCGGGAAAGTCGAAAAAAAGTGCGGTTTTAGCCAAGAAAGGGACAGAAGTAAAGCTTGTTCGTTTTGGCGATCCCAATATGTCTATCAAGAAAGCGCAACCTGCTCGCAGAAGCAACTTTAGGGCGCGTCATAATTGCGATACCGCTAAAGACAAGTTTTCTGCTAGGTATTGGTCTTGTAAAGCGTGGTAGACATGAGAGTAGAAGAAGTTTTATCTAGGCTTGAAAAACATGAGGCGGAATGCAATTTGCGATACAGGCGGATTGAAGAGCGTTTAGCCGACCAAAAAGAATTAATATCCAAGAATTCAGATTCTTTAACCAAGCTAGACCTAAAAATTTGGGGTTTAGCCGTTTTAATCATTGTATCTCCGTTTGCGGCAAAACTTTGGAGTTAACATGGGCAGTTGTGGATCTAGGGTAAAAACAGGGCCTAAACAAGGCAAAGTGACCGTCACTTATATGCGTAAAGGCGGCGAAGCGTCTAGTAAAAGCAAAGGAAGTAAGATTTGTCCTGCGGGTAAAGCGTGGGCAAAGCGCACTTTTGACACATACCCGTCGGCATATGCCAACATGGCCGCCAGCAAATATTGCAAAGACCCCAATTACGCCAAGAAATCTAAAGGCAAAGCTTAATGGGTGAGTTAGCCAAATGGCGCGATCAAGAATGGGTTCGCATCGACAGTAGTGGAAACATCGCGGGCGAGTGCGGCACCTCAAAAAACAAAAAGAACCCTGATCGTTGTTTACCTCGCTCTAAAGCAGAAAGTTTGTCTCAATCGGAGCGCAAAGCCACGGCTCGTAAAAAAAAGAGCGAAGGCTCTAAAGGCAAGCAAGTCGTTTCAAACACTAAAGCGGCCAAGGTAAAAATGGCCGCCACAGGCGGTGAAATACGCAAAAACCACAAAGGATGTGGTGCGGTTATGTCCAATAGAAGAAAACGCACTAGGTATGCCTAATGATAGATCTAGAAAAAGGCGTTATGGAGGAAATCAGGGCTTGGTCTAAAGAAGCTCTAGAAACCGCGCACCCTTTTTTTAACGACCTCCCTGCTTGTCCCTATGCTCAAACCGCGTGGACTAACGACAAAGTAGGCTTTTCTTTTAGTTATTCTGCCAAACGCCAAGGCCTGTATTCAGCTATTTCTCAGTATGACGACACATGGGATTTGGTGTGTTACGTGGAGTTTCAGTATGAGCAAGATCCACAAGCTTTTCACGAGTACATTGCTTCACTTAACCATGCTATTTCCATGGGGTTTTTCATTCAAAAAGATCTGTGGGTCATGGGTTTTCATCCGGACGACGATCAAGAAGAAGCGTTTGACGTGCCTTTTGAGCCAGTGGTAGATGATGTATATGCAATAACCTTTATTCAACGGTTGTCTAAGTTGGAAAAATCGGCAGAAATGCTGAGAGAAAAAGGGTATTATAAGAATTATTTAAACGATCCTGAGATGGCACATCTTTGGGACGAACGACAGGAAACATACAGGAGATTGTGTGATGCCGGGAACTAATCGAAAGATGGCTAAGAAAAAGCAAGCCCCCGTTAAAAAAATGCGTGGCGGGGCCATGATGGCCAAGCCCAAAGCGGCTCCCATGAAAAAAGGCGGTGCGGCCAAGAAAAAAACAACCACCACCGGTACGCCCATCCCAGTTAAAGCGACTATTTTTGGTGAGCCTTTGAAACGAAAACCAAAACTAAAAGATTTACCACTTCGCAAGAAAGACGGTGGTGCCGTTAAAAAAATGCGTGGCGGCGGTATGATGGCCAAGCCCAAAGCGGCTCCTATGAAAAAAGGTGGCGGAGTCACAAAGTCTCGCGTCCGCAGTAGTTCACAAAAGGCGCTTTAAGCATGAAAAAAGACCTAAAAGCCGTCCCAAAAGCAAACAAAGGGTTGTCTAAGTTGCCTACTAAAGTTCGCAATAAGATGGGTTTTTTTGGCGCGGGCGGGGGTGTAAATGCCCACAAAGAGGAGGCTATGAAGTCTCCTCCAAAGCCACGGGTCCGAGGTTATGCTAGAGGCGGTAGCGTAAAGCTGTCTAACGCAGAAACAACCATTATTCCTGACTATGAAGGCCCTAGAACTGCCGGTGATTACTACGATTACCTTAGCTCTGAAGAAAAAGCGGGCATTGGTTCTGCAATAGGTAAACGGGTGCTTCCGTCAAAAAAGCTCAAAAAACAAACCGACCAAGAGCGATTGCTAAAGAAAATGAGAAAAAAGGGTAAATAATGACCGTATCAGGTTCAACAAATTTTGAGCTAGATGTAAGCGATTACGTTGAAGAGGCTTTTGAGCGGTGCGGGCTAGAAGTCCGTACTGGCTATGACCTTAAAACGGCCAAACGGTCGTTGAACTTGATGCTGGGTGATTGGGCTAACCGAGGGTTAAACCAATGGACCATTGAGCAATCTACGGTAACCCTGACGAAAGGAACCGGTAATTATGCTCTAGGCGCCTCTACTATTGACGTTTTAGACGCAATTGTTCGTAGGGACAACACGGACTATACCCTGCAACGCATCAGTCGCGGGGATTACATCAATATCCCCACAAAAACGACGCAGTCTCGACCGGCACAATTT